GACCAGGATGTAGCGTCAGTCTTCATAATAAAGACACTGTCGGCATCTGTAAACCGTGGGAAAGCATTTGCCTGTCCTTTGGTAAACTCGCCGAAAGGCTCCAATTCCGACCATTTTGAAAGCAGTATATGGTCACGTTTGACCTGTATAGCTTTCTTACTGACCGATTCGCTGGTTTCCTCAGCAATAGGACCATGAAGTACATTACCAACCTGCAGATCATTCAGGAATGTTACATACCCAGACTTCCATGCAGTTACATTGCTGATGGCATGAAGTTCATTCTCAAATCTCACGTTGGAATCAACAAGTATGATCTCAGGAAGCATCCTGGATGTTAACATACTGTTAAGTTCTGCAAGAGTGGGAGAATAATGCCTGCTGTCATCCAGCAAGAGGCTGAGTGCGTACTGATTCTGTACCTCTGTGTTCTCAAGCAACTGATTAACCTGGGTGCGATCCATCAGCATATAACGCAGTGGGTATCCTGATGCTGCAGCTCCTTCAACTTTATTCTTGATGTCAGTCAGCGGTGTGGCTCCGGTAGCATTTGACCATCCCGATGCAGCGGCCGTCTTGTTCCCTGTAGGTATGCCAAAATCACAAGCAACCTCGGTAACTATACCGTTGTTGTTGGATGTGGTAAGAGAAATCTGGCCATAGCTGAGTGCCTGCATTGCAAGATACTCGGTACGTGCCATGACGCCGGTATAGCAGAAATCAATATCATTGAATACAAGGTCAAGAAGAGCGTTTTTGTTTGCATCTCCCTGAGACAGTGCCTTCAGGATATTATAGTCGTTCATATCCTTCTCATCCATCTGCCTTTTTATGGCGATCTTCGGAATATCCCCGGTTGTTTTGGTAACAACCCTACGACTCTTGAGAGGTGCAGATGAGTTATATTCAATAACATCTGCCATTACAGGATTACCACCAGAGCCCGAGAGTGACTCCCATGTGAGCTGTGTGGTATATTTTAGCGGGAAAAACTGCTGCCAGTATTGTTTCTTAAGAAACGCTTCACGCTGTGCGTTAACGTATGCTTCAACATTCGCTTTCGTTAACTCTTTTAAAATTGATCTTTCCATTTCTTTTGTTTTTTAAAGTTATACGAAACGAATTAAGGGGAGTAGTGCTTTAATGCTTGCATCAACACAGTAAGGCAATTCGCCCTGACGGACTGTGCCACGAACAAGAAGACCAGCTCCATTATTACCGGAAGCGGCTGTTTCAACTGCGTTAGTTGTAATAGCGGTCGGGGGATAGCGGAACGTGTTGGTGTTCGGGAATCCCGATGTAGCACTTTCAATCAATATCCCACTTGCGGCAATAGCCACGGAAAAGGTACTACCAACCGTAATTACATCTTTACCGGCACCTGATGCGGCTATTGATGTGATTCTAACGCCCGATGCGCCAATTCCACTGGCCGGACTTATCAGGTCGGCGGCCTTAAAGGTATGGTTATTATAAACCTGGAATGCGGTGAATCCCGATGCGGGTAATGCACCTACCAGCATGGCCGTTTTTGAAACGTGCCATTTTCCATCGGAGCCTTCGCCTGCCAATACACCGGCCCCAATAGAGGTCACTGTAGTTGGCAGATCATCTACCGTAATGACTCCTCCGCCAGGAATATCCTCAATGACTTTCTCAATAGCCATATTCCTTTCGGTATCTGTCGATTTTGAATTTTGCATAATAAAATTAATTTTTGATTAATACTTTGCCTTGCGGCTTATCCGGAAATTTCTCTTTCAGGTAGTCCTCAATTGTGACCTTGTCACCTGACTGACCGCCTCCCGTAGGCGGCACTGAAATAACGACCCCCTTTTCTGCCATCTCCTGTTTGAAACCGTTGTAATCGGTTTCAAGGGATGCGACCAGTTGATCAATCTCGGCCTCTGATTTAGGTACCAGATTCCGACCTTTTAAGTACGATGCGGGAATATCCTTTAACCTTTCATGTTTCATTACCCTTTCGGATAAAGCGGTTAAAGTCTTTTCCTGCTTTTGTTTTTCAATCTCAGCTTTTAAAGCTTCACTTAATTCCTGTTGCTCTTTTTTATAAGCAGTGAACCATGCCGGTTCTTCAGGATCGGTGACTTCTTTCGGTGGTCTGCCGACTTTCTTTATCGGTGTGCCATCCTCATTAAGTCCGTGTTTCTCCTGGAAATTCTTTAAAGCTGTTTTCTGTGCTTCTGTTGCCCTGCGGTCGCCTTCGATTTGAAGCTGAGTGGCAGAGAACTTGAGTGCTTCGATGATCCCGTCTGAAAATACGGTCTCAATTTCTTTTTCTTCTTTTACGGTTTTGCTGAACGTGTCTGCAACCCCTGATAAAAATGATTCACTGACCCCGGATAACCTCGATTTCAGGAATGCTAAAATTTTCTCTTTCATTAAACAATAATATTTTCTGTAAAATTACGATGGATATTATTGTTTTGTTTAATGCATTGAATGGTTCTGTCCAACGTTGGACAATATCATAGTAATATTTTTTAATTATTACTATAATATATTTTTGATATATCAATATAATATATATATATTTGCTGTAAATATATATAACGACAGTAACATGGAAACACTTATCATAATAAGTAAAGATGAATTAACAAGTATCATAAATGAATGTATTGTAAATGCAATCAAGAGCAGTAAAACAGACCCCGTGCCATCTCAGGAGGAAGAAAAGCCAATAACAACAAATGAGGCAATTGAATTTTTAGGAAAATCCAGACAAACATTTTATCATTGGAGGAGAAAGGGTGTTGTTAAGGCTCATGTTTTAGGAGGTCGAATTTATTTCTTTAAGAGTGAATTAATTGATGCAATGAAATAATGGAACGTACTTGTAAGAAATGCGGAGAGACAAAGCCGATTGAGGAGTTTGTAGAAGATAAGAAATGCATTCTTGGACATCTGCATATTTGTAAAAAATGTCGACATGTCCATAGAAAACAATCTGCAAAGATTGTGACTTTTATATGTATTGATTGTGGACAGTCATTTCCTCTTCACACAAATCGTAGATTAAGATGTTTGCCTTGTAAGACAAATTACTTAAAGAAATATAAAGAAAATTATCGCAAAAACCACAAACACGAAATTTACATAAAACAGAAATCATTATTTGAAAACTACCGTGACGTTCATTATAGGAATTGTAAAAAATATAGAGAAAGGAACAGGGATATTATTCTTCAGAAAAAGAGAACACGGGTTCAAAATATTACTGATCAATATGTGATCGACCTTATTTCGGGCAGTCTTCATATTCCTACAACAACCATTCGGCAACATCCCGAATTAATTGAATCATATCGTTTACAAATTAAATCCAGACGAGCATTAAAGAACAAAACTAATGGAACGCAAGGATAATATAAAAAGAGGAAGACCTGCTTTCATAGGGATAGAAAGAAAGTGTACTGGTTGTGGGGAAACAAAACCAATGGATGAATTTATTAAGGATAAAAGAAAACCAAGCGGAAGGGGTTCCCGTTGTTTATCCTGTTCTAGAAAAAGAGGGAAAAAGTATTGGGGTGAAAATAAAAATAAGCTTATGATCAGAAGAAAAGATTATCGACAGAAAAACGAGGCTTATTATAGAAATCGTAGAATATCATTATTATCAGATGGGTATATTGCAAATAATATTCGGCAAACGATAAACCTATCAACTTTAACCATTAAACAGAACCCCGATTTAATAGAAAATTATCGTCAACAAATAAAAGTTAAACGTTTAATTAAATCTAAGAAAAATGACAAGAGTACTGAAACCAGTTAACCAGAAATCAATTTATCATTCATTTGGCGATCTTTATGAAAAGATTATGAATGATGAAATCACAGATGCAAAAGCCGAAGTAGCAGTACAGGCACTTGCGGGGATGAACCGCACTTATGCTCTTGAAATAAAAAGGGCTGAAGTTGAAAATATGTTAAAGGGTAATTCTGAAAAAACAGAAATCAGAATTATTGAAGTGAAGAATTTTGATAACATCCCTATTGACGAACACAAAGAAAACAATGAAGGGAAAAAAGAGTAATTTCGTCGCTGGTGTTATTCTTTTTAGCCTCTCAGAAATGAGGGGCTTTTTTATTTCCAGCTGAAATGCTTCGCGTTCATCGACAATCCTTCTTTTTTGGCTGGTTTAACCTCTTCAACATCGGGGACTATAATAATCCATTGATCCTCAAGGAACTTCACGGCGTGGTGTGAGGATGGTAATTGGCCATTTTCACAACGTCTCTTAATTGTTCTCGGAGATACTATTTTGCCAGCAACGGGAAACCTCTCGCTATACTCCTCTGCTGTGAGTCCGCTGGCGGCTGTTGCAATGTGCATCATTTTTCTTTAAGTATTTGGTTAATTATTTTCTGATTATCCGCAATAAAATACGGTGTGTTTTTATAGTTTGAATACCGCTCAAAATCTGATTTTATATGCTCTATGAAGTTGTTTGGCATTTCTTTGATCTGTTCTGCCTTCAGCGGTAGATTACCTTTCAGATAGGCTTTAAAATCATTCTGCGGCATCATAATAGGTACTTCATTGCATAGACATTGTGGGTGCCATCCACGGAAGAAAAACGTCTTAGGGTAATCCCCTTCAAGGATCTCACATATTTCCGGAAAGTTATAATCGGGATGCTGCGCGGAAAGCGAGATCCTCACACCGACAACCATATCCATCTGTAACCACCTCAGATGGTCGGCTGTCATGTATGCCATGTTGGTCTCGGTCCTTGTAACCCGGAGAGCGTTCTTGTAAGCCGATGTATAAGTTCCTTGAGTAAGTTTGTTATCCTTCCTGAAATTAATCATTTTTTGAGATGCAACTAACCGCCCATTTTTATTACGCACCCTGCGAAATAAGGCGTCAGGGTTTTCAAGATACTTGCGGATCCTTTGTGAAATAACCTGAGCGCTATCACCATTTGTGATACCAATGCCGAGATGCGTTTCAAGTTCACTTCTGAGCTGTTTACTGACCTTCCAGATGGCATCTGATAGCGTTTCTGTGTTTTTCCCACGTCCTATAAATGCTTTCAGAGCCTGTATGTTTGGAAGCATATATGCGGCTTTCTGGTTTGCCTTTATAGTCTCAATAGCCTTCAGGTAATTATTTACAATCCGGTCATTCTTTTGGTTTGACAGTAGCCAGATGTCCTCAATATCACCTTCCGTTAAAGTGAGAATGTCATCATGAAATTCTGTGATGATGGATGTCATCTTCTTATTGATTGAAGGTGCAAACTGGTAAGATCTTGTAAACTTAATATTCGGATCGTTTGCCAAAAGAGAAAACTCTGTGATAACCTTATCAAATGCATCGCGGTACTTCCTGTTAAAGGAAGCCTGCACGCGGAGATATATTTTCCTAAATTCGCGCGTTATCTCTTCAGGTGTTGGCATATCCTTCTTCGTTAAGTATTTGTATTATCCCGGCCTTTAACTGTCCCATTTGATCGCACCATTTATGCGACAATTCGAAGTTTTGCTCTAACATCGGAAGTTTATTTTTATACACTTCAGGTGTCAGATAATGGCAAATGGTGATTATTTCTTCTATATTGTTAGCAGTTAAAATACCTTCTTTATTAAAATACTCCCCGATATTTGTACACCCGTAATAAATAGGCACCGTCTTTGTCTGAAAACAATCGATAAGTTTTTCTGAAAACCAGTTAGCTATTGAAACATTCTCAATCGCGATATGGAACATTGAATCAAATAATGGTTCCTTTGATGCTCCTAAGACATATTGTCCTGTATAGTCCGCTTCATCGTAGTGGACGAATGAATGAGAGTGTTTTGCATTTCCGCTTAAATAGAACTTTTTAGGAATCGTTATCCGGTCCCGGTTTCTCCAAAGCTCATGCCTTAACCTGTGACC